TCGATGTACTCCATACCAAATTGCCATCCTCATCAATTGCCCTAATAGTATCCTCCCCTGGTGTAAAACACCCCACCACATATGCCCATGGAGCATGAGCATATCTACACGTATCACAATCTACATACGAAGCACCAGGTTCTATTACGGTTTGAGCATCTAATATTTCGGGATCTCCAGAAACATAATAACATGAATCTCTATAAAAAACAGATCCACTACTATTAGTTGTATACAAACCAGTTAAATCAGTATGCCCACAAAGATAAAGAGGATATACATATCCACTACAAACTTGAGCATAAATTTTTAATAGGTTAACACCAGCCCTATAATCAGTTTGACCTTCTAACTTGCTAAAAGATACTTGCAATATAATCGTATGTATTGATCCCGCAGCAGGTAAACTATCCCCACACAAATCTTCCATCATATTATATATTGCTATTTTATTCGCTGTCAAAGGTGTCCACTGTGTTGTTGTTAAAGCATAACCACCTATCCCACAAGTCTCAAACCAATATGGTTCTGAATCAAGAAGCGTTCCAGAAGGTGGTCCAGCCGCACCAACACCACCTTGATCATTAAATGGTCCATCAGTCGCATCAACCGTTCCTCCGGTTGCAGTACTAAATGTAGACAACACAATTCTATAAATATCATTTAAAACATATGCAGTACCATCATGATAAGCACACTTATATACTAAAAGACCTGTCCAATTATCATCTAATGCACCTGGAACCTCTCCACCTGTTTCCCAAGCTCTAAGCTGAAGATCCCCTGCATCGCCGCCGCAACAGATATATTCTGCACACCATTCATAAGTAGAACAAAGTGAAGTTACAGTATAAAGAGAATTACAAACAGGACTACAAACCTCAAATTCAACAGCACATTGATCAAACCGAGATCCTGTTCCTATTTTATTCCATAATATTTCTGGTAAACCAGGAACTCTCTCTGCTAAGAAGAACTGGCAATCACCTATGCCGCAAAGATTATCATTAACTTCACCTTTAGCACCAACTATTTGATATTTATCTCCCATCTTCTCATGCCAAGTGATCATTCTTGTTGTATTCATCGCTGTAGCTACAGATGGCATCAAACTATCTTTTTCTGTTCCTGTAATTCTTGTATCGAACCTAAAAGGCATTGTTTTAGGAGAATTATTAGAATAGAATATATCCCAATAATTATGTCTATTAGATTGCCAAGCAATATGTATATCGTTACATATAAATCCCATGTCGATATCTATTGACTTATTAATACCTTCAAAAGTAAGTGGCATTTCTGGAAAAGTTAAATTTTCCAAATCCATATTAATAAGATCATAACGCCCAATATAATCAGCAGTAATAAGCTCATCAGAACCTGAACTTGGAACTGTCATAACTCCTAATTGTCTATGAAAATTATCTAATGTAACAATATTGCTATTTAACTCTAAATTAGGTGCTCCAATAATAACATTAGAGAATCTCCAATTAACATTTTTATATTCAAAAATAGCAGATTCATATGGTTTAAAATCATTAGATATAAATTGTCCCTTAGCAGGGAACCCCAAGGCAAGTTCAAAAGTTCTATGTTGATCTGTCAGGTCTACCAAAAATGATTCAGAAAACTTTATTTCATCATTTACTGCTATATTTAAACTAGTCAAAAAGCGATATTGATTCGCTTCTGAATTAGGATTGTTACCAAACCAAATATTATTATCTTCATTAAACATCTTACGATAATGGAGATAAAATTTAAAACCTACACTTTGTGATAACGAGAATGGAGACCCTATTTCCCTAGATATAGAAAACTGTTTTCTATCTCCACTGTTCAAATATTTACCTTGAGCATTCATAATAACAACAAGTTTATATCTACCTGTATAAACAATAGATGTTTCACCTGGTGAATAAACATCTTCAGCATCAGCTAATGCTCTATTAATATTATCAGCAAAATCTACAAATGATCTAATATTAGTAGATTCGAATCTAACTTTCTCTGGCATCAGACCTATCATAAAATGTCTAAGTGTTGCATTAGAATCACTTGCTATAGCAACAAATTCATTATTTGTAGATTCTATACACCTGGAAAACAAATCTTCTAATTCTGTATTTTTATATGAACCACAAAGTGGTATAAATCTATCAAAATACCTATCTTTCATACCTATAGTAAATTCATTTCCATGACTATCTATATATTTATTAGCATTATCAAAATACTCATCATATACTGGAACATAACTAGATTTAAATCCATTAAATAAATATTCTATATCATTATCTTCTAGAACTGCTTCTGATTCTTTATTAGATAGATTAAAAGATAATTCAAAACTACGTTGATCAAAATTCCCATCAAACTCAACATTGTTTGTATCTTTATCTAAACTTGTAAAAGCCATTGCTTCATCTGTAGCAGGATTACCCTCTATATCAATAGTATAATTATCAACAACATCTACATCACCTGTTGTTCCATATTTTAACCAAACAGTATTTCCACCATAAGGATCAACATTTGCTGGACAAGTATGATCTATTGCAACCTCTGTTGAGTCACCTACCCAATTAACAATAGGATCTGTTGTATAACTAAGTGGCTTATCTGTTTGACTAAACAACTGGGCTTGTTTATCTATAGAAGATGACAAAGTAGAATTCATCAAAGATGGACCACTTGGTCCAAGTGAACTATAATATACTTGAGTTAAACCTGATCTGTCACTCTCCCAAAATATATGTAAATTATTAGCTTCATCGATTATAGCTTTAGGATTCTTATTTTCACCATTAAAAGTTAATTGTTTCCAACCATAAGTAGTAGAAGCAGAACTTTCAGAACAGGATGAATCTACTGTAGTTTTCCAACAATAGAAGAACAATTGACTTACAGTACCGACAACAGCTTCTGCAATAAGATAGATATATATAAAAGAATCAGGATCTATATAATTTCTATTTGCTGCAACAGCAACGTTAATAGCATTTAAAGATGTACCATTCGCATCTGTAACATAAGGAAAAGTATAATCTGCTGGACCACTATTATTAAGTTTTGGTTCACAAACACTACTATCTTTTTCTATTAGAACATATGGAACGCATAAAAGAAATTCACTAACAGGTTCTGCATCTAAAATAAGTTTATTAGCTGTTTCATATTCTGTTGCTTCTTCTTTATCTAATATTTCATAAGATTGATAATTTAAATCAGAATGATATATAACAATTTCCCAACCTATTTCCGCTTTATCAAATATTTCTTCTTCTACCAACAATTCAAAAGGACTTGTATCTGAAGGGATAGCACCAAAACGTATTGGGAAAACCCTATCTTTTAATGAACTAACATCTGATCTACCAAAAACTCTACCCAAATCATTTGTTGTATCTGTTGCATCTTTCCCAACATAAGTTGTAAAAATCATACTATTAGGTAAAAGAGATATCGAAGTATCATTAACTCTACAGACTTTACCTGTAGATACTATTTGTTGATCTTCGCAAACACTAGTTGTCTCTTCAACATCAAAACCAGTAATAGGAAAATTAACAAAACGATCAGGCATACTTGTTTGCAGACTTGGGGGTAATAAACTAGCTTGGTTTATAGCCTGCTCGGTAGGATCAGACGGGGAATCGCAACTGGCAAAAGTTTCAATAGCTGACGGGAAGACATGTATATATGAACCTGTAAACTTTTCTTTTTTATAATTATCATCTGGTAAAGATACATTAACAGGTAATTTTTGTACAACTCTAACAGTAGTATCATCTAAAACATCTTCACCGAGAAAAGAAAAACTACCAGATCCTTTTTCTGTTGTTAAAATATTAAATCTTTTATCATTTATTGTAATGACATACTTCTCATTTGGTTCTCCTGTAATCCGTATTTGAGAAGCTTCAGATTTACCCAAAAAAGAAGGTACAACAATTACATCTATACTATCTGGATCTTTTTCTGTCTGAATAAAATAAACAGAAGATAACATTTCTACTATTTCATAAGTACTATTATCTTTTTCTTTTTCTAATGTAACATATAAAGAGATAGCAGACTGTGATGATTGTACAGGAATCCCCAAATCAATTGTAGCAGATATCTCATTTTCACCAAATAATTCTTTATAAGGTTTATCATCTATTAAGATAGGAGACCGATGTGTAGCATTTTCAATAGATATACGATCAATGTTATCAGGTATATCTGTAATCTTAAAAGAAACAGATTTTGACTGTTCTAATGTCCCGGCACTTAGATCTATAGTAAATTTAGACATAAAATACTTCTTTAATCATATTCCTGAATTTAGAAGCTGTAGCAGTATAGTTAAACTCATTACTAACAACTTGTTGACCATGTTGAGCTTTATTTGTTACTTTGTCATAATCATCCAATACTCTTCTCATAGCTGAACGCACAGAATCAACAGTAATAAATGGCCATTTTTTATTCTTAAATTGGGGTAAATTATCCATACAAGGATATAACCTAAAAGCACTAACTTTTATAAGTGTAGCTGTATCTTCTTTAGCATAGTCTTGACAACCAGAAAAATCAGTAATTATGACAGGAACTCCTAAAGCCATGCTCTGCAACCCTGGTAAACAAAATCCTTCGCCAAACGTAGGCGACACTAAACAATTAAAAGATTTAATAAAACTTGGTAATTCTTCTTCGTCGAATATATTATTTTCAAACAAAATAGGGGCGATATCCTTCTTTTGTAAATTTAAGTCTTTTTTTACCTTATCAATGTATGTTTTAGCTCTCTGTGCTTTATCTGTTTTTATAACAAGCTGAACACCATCTTTAGAAGAAAACTCTCTTAACCAAGATTCTATTAGAACCTCATAACCTTTTCTTACTCTCCAAGCACCAAAAAACAAAAAAGAAAATTTATCATATTCTTTTAATGGTTTTACATTAGGATTAAAAAGATTAATATCATAACAATGTGGTATTTGATATAGTGGTCTTTTTATATTTTCATGAGCAAAAATATTATAATTAAAGGAAGAAGGAACCATAATAGCATCATTATTATTAAGAATTGATATCCAATTCATATAGCCCGTATTAGGAGGCTGGAATGTCTCAAAAGTTGCAACTCCAATTGTTTTATTTGTTTTTTTCACATTTTTTTGTGTTGTAGGAATACAATGATAAATTTGTATTGCATCATTATTTTTTTCTTTATCCATGAATGAAGCAAAAAGCTTATTTCTTTTTTCACTCATCCCCTCTCTTGGTATATTCCTTTTATAAAGGAATTCAACTCTTATATCATATTCTCCTGTTTCATTAAGAGCTAAAACCATATCCTGAGCAGCTTGAGAATACCCTGAATGATTCCCAAACATAACCCAATTAAGCTTAATCATCGCATATCTCTCCAACTATATTTCGACAGAAAGTCTTGATAATATCAAAGACTTACGAGTACATTCCCGTTAGATATGCTCTTGGCATCATTAATTTTACTAAAACTACCATTACCGACCATCCAAACAATATTCCCATAAGAATCAATCTTAATAATACGCCCAGTTGCATCCTGAAAACTAGATTCTGCTACAACAAGATTTCCACTAGAATCTATATCTATATCTGAAGCATATAACCCATCTGGCGAAACATATTCAAATGTTTTTTTACCCAAATTCTTATCAACAATAACAACTGTTCCTCTATAACCAGCTAAAGCCGCAACAGCACGTGTATGCAAAGTAGAAGAATCATCAGCTTCAATAATTATTACTTCTGTTGAAAAAACGGGATCAGCACCAGCAGTACTCACAATTCTCCAAGCTACAGTATAAGATACTCCTATTTCACCACGAAAAGTATATTCATATCTACCTACAGACGGATGACTTGGAGTTGTAAAATTAGCGACTACAGATGCATCTGTATCATTTCTCTTAATGCCATAAGAACCATCTTGAGAAGAAAGTAATACAGAAAAAGCATCTGTTAAATTACTATTAGTGTCTTGATATTCAATATATACTGTTTTTTCTACTTCGTCACTAGTCCCACTATCCTGAGTAACAGGAGGAAGAGCAGATGTTGTAGCATAAATACCAGCAATAGCTAATTTATTTTCTCCGTATTCAGCAATAGATCCTAAAGAAAAATCAGAAAAAACAATATCATCAAAACTAAAAACAGGTATATCTGGCGTATCTGGATCAAATTCGATCATAGAAGGAACATTTTCATTATTACTTATACTTGTTGAACTATCTACGATAGAAGCATTGGCTACAACCCAATTCTCATTTTCTAAAATATTAACAAATACAGGATGGTTAATGTTATCAATAAACATAAAATCTCCAACAAAAACTTCTATACCACCAGGCCCAAACAAACTTAGGGCATTATCACCTAAAATTATTTCATCAGCAAATGCTCCACTTGTAAAATTAACTGTTATACCTGTTGTCCTTCCAGATAATTGAGTAATCTTGTCAGTAGATAGTTTTATCTCTAATACTTTGTTACTTTTATTTCCATTTAAAACACTATCAGTTGAACCTAATTGTATTTCTGTCGATCCAATAAAAAGTGAAATTTTTGTTAAATCTACAGAACCTTTATCTATATTTTTAGTTGTAGTTATAGACAAAACACCTGTACTAGGATTATAAACAGAAGTTAATGGATAAAAAGTATTATCAATAGCATTAGATGAACCAAATCCTTTTATTAAATTTCCTACTTCATCTATTAATAAAACCCTATCATTTCTTCTATCCGCTATTAAATATTCTTTATTAAATCTTCTAACAACAGAAACAGAATCTTCAAACTTCTTATAATTATTAAGCCAATCTATTGCTTGATTAGGAGCTATTGGCATACGGTTCCCAGCAAACCCAAATACCCCAACATTTTGATCATCAATTTCTCTAATAGCATCTACAAAACTAAATGATATGCCATCAACATTAACAGGTGACTTTAATTCTAAATATGCATTAGAAGATCCTGTTATAGATATATTTTCAGTTGTACCTAAATTCCATTCTGATCTTTCATTAATATTAAACCCATTATAATCAGCACTAACCAATAATCTTAATCTAACAGAATTAAGAGTTGGACTAACAGATGTATCACTAGTTGTTAAGATGACTTCAATCTCTGCATCAGTACCAGATAAAGCAAAAACAGTTCCAGAATTTAATGGTAACGTATAAGTAGATCTTGGCAACAAACTAGACCCATCTGCTGATTTAACTCTTACACTAACACCTGTATTATCAGGTTTGTCTATATCGTAAAATATTGAATAAAAAGTAAGTTGTGTTCCGCCTGAATACCTAAAAACGATAGAACCCTGAGGATGGAACAAAGCTGTATTACGAACAAAAATATCATCTATAAAAAACTCAAAATTGCTTTGAGTATCATCCGTAAAGATAACAAACTTAGTAACAGTATCTCTTGTTTGCCCACTTATATCGTAAATTCTTTGTTCAAAATCTTCCTGACCAGAATCAGGATTATTTGTTATTTCGTCATCAACTAATATCAAAAACAAATCAGAAGCTTTTTCTAAACCAGCAGAATCTATATAATTAAAATAAGCATATACACTTCCATGACTTTCATCAATCGTTTTAACTTTTAATATAAGCTCATTAAAATTGGTCCAATCTTTTGTACTTGTAAAAGTTTTAGTAAAAACAGCACGATAATCTCTTGTAGAAGAGAACTTTCCGCTATAAAAACCCTCTACATGTAATGTATCTGCGTTTTCAGCAGTAATTGACAAACGATCTGATGTTATAACAGTAGCTTTACTAAAACCAGGGATATTAGCACCAGCAGCAGGAACGTTCTCAAAACTTTCTACTACATCAATAGCTTCAGCATCCATTAATAAAGTTACAGTATCTCCTATAACCTGTACATTTGTTTTACTATAAGCGTTTGTCAAAGCAGTATTATTATCCCAAGTAACAGATACAAGTTCACCTGTTTTAGGAGGAACACCAGAAATACATTGATCTACCAAATCAATATGTGCTGTACTAGAATCAAAATCAATAAAACGATTAGGAGATATTCCAGGTATAATAGCTAATTCATTAATAAAATGTTCATCTACATCTGGATATCTATACTTCAAAAACAATATATGTTTTAAAAGGTTAACAGATGCTACCTCTCCCAACAACTCTTTATTGTTTCCAGATAATGTTTGGACAAAAGAATCTAATTGAGCATGTGTGAGAATGCCATTATTTTCTAAATCATTATGATCTATTAATGGAATTCTATTAATATCAAAACGACCAGAAGTAACCTTAGACACATCAAAACCAGATAACTTAGAACCTGGTAACTGATTTTTTGTTTCAGATTGAAGGTCTATTTTTGTAGGAGTGCCCCTGTGTTTATGTAAATTAATTTCTTCTTGTATAATACTTCTAAATCCAATTAAATCTTTAACCGTATTATCTATAGATATAACAGAAGAAGGTCCAGTTACAACACGTGCGATTCTTATAGAATAATCAGTAGGTACAACTAAACTATCAACAAACGACACACGACGGTCACCAGGCGTAGTATTACCAATAATGGTATAAATATCTACAGTAGAATTGGGAGACAAATTATTAATTTGTTCAGGGAATGTAGTCTCCGAAGCAACATATCTAATAATACCAATACCTGGACTAATATTAACAGATATACCATTAACTGGACTATAGCCATTATCCTCAACTGTCCAACCACTAATTACTCCATTCCCAAAAACTGAATATAAACCATATAGTTGTTTATCTATTAAAACAAATCTATCTATTTCTTTTTGGACATTGACAGGATCATCTAATTCATCACCAAAATCAAAAAAGAACAAATTAAAATATTGAGTTTGACCAGCCATATTTTATTCCTTATGGACCAACAGGACCGCTACCGCTAAGTCCTAATGTAAAATAAATATTATTATTACCAGAAAGACCTCTTAACTGATAAGCCCCATAACGGTTTCTTGTATTTAACAAAACAGATTCACTATGATTATAATTAACCGCAGCATTCATATTTTTTTGCACCATAGCAACAGTTTTTCTAGCTAATGCTTTCTTTTTATTTTGAAACACAACTGATTCATAACTCATTATGTAGGCACTCCATCTGTAGTATCTATTGGATAAAACCATTCGCACTGGAAATCTTGCCACCACAAGTTTTTAGATGCATCTATGTTACTGCTAACATTCATAACCCTCAATAATCTATTGTTAACTTGCACAACATCTAAAGCACGAACCGGCTGACCATATGTTTGAAAAGTAGCTTCTAAAGGAGGAACTTGTGTTGTTTGATAATATTCTAGAGTTTTTCTAGCCGATTCTAAAGAACCGAACATACCCTCTACTTGATATATAGACTTTAAATATCCTATAAACCCTACAGAATCAGGATTATAAATAGACGACCATTGAACATTATCTGCTATAATAGGAGTAAAATTAGGGGTATTCGTCAAAAGTTTAACATGGGTATAAGTGTCTTTAACATTTCTTGAACTAACAAGTGTATTAAATATCAATTGCCCCAAAAAGAAATTATGATTTGTTGTAAAGTGGAATAATGGAGTAGGTTCAGCAGTCCCTTGTATAGCGGCGATTACTTGATCTAAATAATTATCATAATGAGCTATACCATAACTATCAAAAAAGAAAACCTTACCTGCTCTTTTACAAATTTGACTAATAGCTTCTGACAACTTACTACCATCTTTAAACTTAAAATAAGGATTTTGTATACGAGCATATGCACTTGGTAAAATATAATTGCTCATTTCAGATAATCTTCCATCAGGAAAATCAACTTTACGCCTACTGTTACTAATTGTTTCACCAGCAACTTTCTTTAAAACAGTAAGTGGATCATGTTTGTCTTTAGTTGCAAAACCTGTCAACCTTAATATATCATAAACAGCATTAATATCTACTACACCATCATAAAAAGCAGAGTTAAAGAAAAGATGTCCATCTAAAACAGTTGAATAATCTACCATTTTAGATTCCATTATAGTTTTACCATATTCGTAGTTAATAGACCCACCTTCACAAAAACCGGTAAATAATTTAAACATATATGGCAAACGAGCATAAGTAGATACAGCATCAGTATTTATTTGTCCTGGATATAATGAACTATGACTAAGAGCACAAGATGTTGGTTCATAACCAGCCCACACTTCTATAAAAAAGTTCCTATTTATAAGTTTTCGAAGTTCATTAGACCTGTTTGTCGTTTCTGTATCTGCTGGATTTAAAAGAAATTTTATCGTACCACTATGTTCAATACGAGTATAATCGTTTGCCGACCATGTGTCATTAAATGAGAGTACATTATTGCTACATTCAAAAGCAATATTCTCTGTATCCCACCTTTGTATCGGGAGAGGTTCAGATACAAGTCTCATCATAGAAAAAACAGGCGTTTTGCATCTAGATAACTGCCAGAAAAAACCATCATGATCTTCATCTTCAAATGTATGTCTACCAGCAGTTAGTGTCAATTTTGCAATAAAAATATCAGACTGACTTTTAGGATCAGATCCTTGATCTAAAAAAGGATAAACATAAATACTAGATAAAATACCATCCGTTTCTTCACCCAAAGACCCACCAGCCCACATATCAAATTCTTTTAATGCACGTCTTTTATGAAAAGTACCTCTTTTCCTTACAACGTATTTCTCATAATTATCACCACCTGGTACAGGAGCATCAGCAACATTCCTTTTGCTAGGATCAATATCATGACCTTCAAACCAAACAAATTTTTGAGCGTCCTGTACAAAAAAATCATCTATATTCCCACTGCCACCACCAGATTCTCTATCTGTTTCATCCCAAACTTCATCACTTGTAGCCGTTAATAATATTTTATGAACACTATTTACTGGCAATTGAAAAAGATTAATACCAGACCATCCTGCATTAGTAGATCTCTCATAAACAAGTCCCTCATAACCAGAAATAGGAGGTAAAAGAATAGAAACACCATCACCTTTTCCTGGCTGTTTGTATTGTAAAGGACCAAACAGAAAACCACATACTGAATTCCCTCCAGAAATAGTCATAGTACCTCTTGGAACTACCATCATCTTCTCTTCCAAAACAGGAAATCCGTTTTTAAAAGCCAAATCAAATCTTGTTATTACCCAAGGTGATGACTTAATACCTGGTCCTGTAAATGTGACAGCTAACTTACCCAAATGATTTCTTATACTCATATTAAACCGACCAGCATCGATTAAAGACTTACCAGATATTCCAGTACCTTTAACTCTACCTTCAGGATCTAAATTCTCACTTTCTAAATCACTTAAAGGCCAACAAGTATAACGTGGACCTAAAGGGCTATTTACAGATTCTTTACGTAAACAACGAATTGGTCCGTTTTCGCAAATCAAAAACAAATAATTATGATCTTTATCTCCACACCCAACTTCTATAACATAATAAACTTGTGTAGTAAAATCAAATCTACTTTTATTAATTGGTTTCTTATCTGCATCATAATCTACAACACCTAAATTAACTGGAACAAGATTTCCAAGAAAAGCAGAATTTTGTTCTGGTACAAACTCTCGATAACTTTCTACATTCAATCCTTCATATTCTGGTAATTTCCAACTAAAAATATCAGGATTATCTTTCTTTGCAGTTTCTACAATAGCTGGAATATCGTGGGACCGGGATGTAGTTGTTATCTCAACAAAAAAATCTTCACCTTCAAACAAAGGTGTTCTTTTTTTTACTCTCCAATGAACACCAGCACCTTGACATTGTGCTGTAGCACACTGTATTGGCATTAAAATAGCATGTTCATTAGTATCTGAGATATCTATTTGAGACTTTATCTCTGTTTGATATAACCAAACAGGCATAGCTACACATTCAGAAGTTATACCTTGAATTACAGCCTTACCAGCACTGTAACTGGAAGGAGGCATCAATTCTTCTCTAAAAAAACTTTTATCCATTAAAAACATTTGATGATCTTTATAAACAGGTGTTCCTGATTCAAAAGCAGTTAATGGAATATCTGGTTCATCATATAATATAGAACCAGATAACAAAGGATTAGTTGTTTGAGGTTCAATAAGAGGCTGACTAGTATCCGGAGTTGTTTCAGCAGGAGTTGTTTCACTAGTATCTTCTTGATAAGCAATAAAAGTATGTCTATAATTTATTTCCGGAATCAAAAAAACACCGTCTTCACCCGGTATCCCCGCAATTTGACTTTTTATATAATCTGGAAAATTTTTAATAGATTCATTATTGAATATCAAAACATCATTAAAATAAGCAGCTTTTGTAAAAGGACAAACCCTATTAATCCAACAACAAATACGCACCTTACCAATATTAACACCAGGCCGAAACCTTACAGCACCACCATCAACTATGCCAACAGGAGTACGCTGAAGCATAGGAGGTTTTTTATCTAGAGGTATATCATGAACGTTTTCTCTAGCTCGCTCGCTAATATTAACTTCACATGTTTCCATATTTATAGGAACAGTATCAGACATTATCAACTCTCTTGTGGTATATATTCTGTTTGAACATCTAAAACAGGTTCATTACCACCAACCAAACCAATCCCGTGTATACGTTCATTCTCGTCTTTATATATTATTCTCATTAAACCATTATCAAGAAAATAGCCAGCAGGTTGTGTACTTGTAGACAATAAAAAACGATCCGATGTAAATTGCTCTCTAAGATTTTCAGGGTACTTAACACGCACAACTAAATCAGGATCTTCACTCTTAACTGAATTAACAACTTCTTGAGACAAAAATCCAACTAAAAACAAAGGATACGTCGATTTGCCTTCTGCCGATATAGAGAGATATTCTTTTATATTATTCGAAGAAAACTCAGATCCCCCTTCCCCTTCAATTAACTTACTACCTATTTGAACAGGTGTAAGAAAATTATCATCAAATGATCTCATATATAACCCACCATTATAAAAATATGTAATATAAACAATATTATTATGTTCATTATAAATAACTGCCGGATTATCTATGTCTAAATTTAGTTGATCAACAACACTATCTGTTAAAAAATCTTTATGAAAAATCAAATTTCTAACATCATATGACCATTCTACCCTATTAGAACTTCTTTTAATATATAATTTCCCATTTATAGTATATATAAGTCTAAATGTATTCCTGTTATTCATATAAACACAATATCTAGCTTCAGCAAAAGACTCTTTCATATCATCTCTATCCCCAGCAAACAGGAACCTAAAAGAAAACAATTTTGGATTAAGAGATCTCTTTAATGTTATATCTAACTCTGTATCAAAAAAAGAATCAGTACTATCCCCAGCTACAAAATAACTTTTTTGTTTTCTTAATGCTTTACCTTTCTTCCCATATGCCTCTAAACCTAAATCATCCGGCGATTCCTTATCAAACTTATCAGGAGGAACATAAGATCTATATTGATCATTACATTCTAAAAGAGCAGGATCAATATTTATATACATTAGAAAAGAATTGTTTAACCTATAAAATAAGTAAATGTTATCTCTAATTGTATCTCTCATAACATATGGTAAATCTGCTGTTTCACCCTTAACAAGTCTAATAATATCTCTATTAAGAAACCAACTATTTCCTCTATCTCCAGAAAAAATAACAGATATATTCTGAGATATTTCGTCAAAGAAAAATATAATAAAATTCCCATATTTGTCTATTACACAAGATGACTGATATCCATCAATAAAATATTGGTTAATTGCAGTATTAGTAGTTACAATAGCTTTAACTTTATTAATTTTTATTTGTTTTAATATATCTCCCTGAATTTTCAAAGGAGATCCGCCATAAAACTTACAGTCAACATGTATTCTGCCGGCAGTTGGAGACAAAGCTATATTATCAATAACATAATTTTTATCAACAAACAAAAAAGATATAAAATCATCATTTATCCCTATAGCATCTTTCATATCTTGAGACATTAAACTAGGAAACTTATTACCATTTTTTTTAATCCAAATTGCTAAAGCTGAACCAGGTAAAGGTTCATATTCAATCCAAATATCTCTAATTAAATATTCATTAATAGGTATTTCTAAAATACCATTATCTTGAACCAAACCAGTAGCAGGAAATAAATCAACTTTTTGATATACTTCACTCCAAGGTCTTAATCCATAACAGATAAAACCAAATTCATTAGATGTTATTTGACCTTCGCTATACGACGGGACACCACCAAATAATCTATTATATCCAATAATACGAAATTTATTATGATCAAAATCTTCATAACTATGATCTGATAAAATATTTTGAGATAAAGTTTGATAACTATACTCTACAATACTATTTCTTAATAAATTAAAACTCAATCGTTCATTATCAATATTCTCTGTAGCTACAATTACATCTGATGTTAAAGGAATAGTATCTAAACCGATCTGTGATTCATTATATGGAGTAGTATTTACAAAAATAGCACTGTATCCCCTCGTATGAGAATCAACACTATCAGAAACATATCTTTCCATATATATTCTTGCATTACGACCGAAACGACCTGAAAAGAATGGAGTTCTTAACAACCAATCCATTTCTATATCACCAGATTTAGCTGGTATTAAACTTAAAGGTTGTCTCTTATTTAAGGGATCATCAGGACTATAATAGGTACTTAATTCATGACTTAAAGAATGTTGAGCATTTGTAGTAGCTTCTGGTGTAGGGGGAGGAATGCAAGCCCCTCCAGAATAAGAACTAGGGAGGTACGAGGACATTCCGCTTGGTTTAAAAACAGAATATGACAAATCATATCTATCTAAATGTTGATTTTCAAATGCATCTTGTCCCTGTGACAAAATAGAGTCTAAAAAGCTAATACCAATTCCACTATTATTTATTAATTCATTATATTTAGATACATTTTGTAATACTAAAGCAAATGGCCTGAAATATGGAGTTTTATGATTATCAGCATAAAAACTATTAACAAATTCATTTAAATCAAATAAAGCCCCAGAAAAATTACCTGTAGAAGACTGTAATTGATCAATAGTTTTATCTTCTAATCCGTTATCTTTAAGATATTTATTAAACCAATCCTGATCTCTAATATCTTCTTTCTTTAAAAGAACATTAAAAGAATGATCTTTTGTATCAAATACTCCTATTCCTCTATAATCTGCTGCAAAAATTTTATCAGGAACTTCATCTATAATCTCAGATATTCTCCAACCCTCTACAGTATCATTTGGATTGTCCTCATCATTACCGTACCAATATTTATCAATCCAAAAATCATCTACATTTTTTGAAACTTGCCATTTTACTATTTGAAAATTCCAAGCTCTAATCCTAACACCAACATTATAAATTTCACCAATCTTAACACCGTGTCCTCCTGACTCATAAAGAGTACCACGATGTGTTAAACATTGTCTAATAATTCTTTTTGAAGCAATAGTTGCTGTAATGTATAATTTGTCACCTTCTTTCATATCCGTTCCGCCAACTGTTACCACATCTAATTGAGGAGTTGTTAAATCTTTCTTTTCTATATTCTCTGTCCTAATTTTTATTTTTTTACTAGTAACATCATTATATAAATTACCATTAGTTTGAAACGCATATGGAATATTGCTATAAATATTATTATCAGCCCTTAATCTTTTTATTCTTTCATCATATATAATCTTCTCAAAACGATTTATATAATCTAAACCTGTATAATAGGTACTTTCATGAGGCTTAAATATATCCCCTTGAAACTGTCCATTTATATCTGTAGAACCTGCTATCCCTCCATAAGAAAAACGAGGTAAACTAGATCCTAATGTTAATTTTTGTTCATCTGTTAAATCTAATGGCACATCAGCAACAGCTAAAACAGATAAAACATAACCATCAAGTATAACCTCACCAGTTTCAAGTATTTCTTTAGTAACAGTAATAGTTTTATCAATTACTGTTTTTGATTCACATATATGATAAGTAAATTCAGTTTGTCCAAATGATATACCACCTAAAAATATATTATTTGCTAATAAAAGTCCCAAAGATCCAGTACCAGCACCTGCACCAGCAAATGCCCCACTTAATCCAGATCCTCCAGTTGTCTCACCAAACGATAAAAGACTTTCGTTCTGTCCTTGTTGTGTCGTCCTAAATCTTATTTCCATACTAAGTAATTTAGCTGGTAATTGAAATCTTCTTTCTTCCCAAATACCATCACTTCGTTGAGAAAATCTTTGTCCAGGTTGTAGATTAGATAACTGAGAATCTGTTGGTTCTTCATTTTCTAATAATTCACGAACAAGAATTGGATCAATAAAACCATCCGGAACCAAGTCACGCGTGTTATATGCAATAAAACCAAATGGTTTACAAATAGGCAAAAATTATCTCCGATGAAATGAATTTATTTCTTTATGAACTGTTATCCATAGCATCTAATAAAGCCTCTAAATCAGCAGAACTCTTTGTCTGTGCTATTTTCATAAGAGTAATCATTTGACTCAAAAACGAATTAGACCGATCAGACATATCTACTTTAAGAGTGATCTCCTTTTTAGAAACTGTTCCAGATCCGCCTCCAGTTGTAGCATCCAACATTGCCCCAACTCCATGTTGTCCAGGAGTAAATCCTTGTGCTGCTCCGCCCGCTGCTTGACCTGTTAATTTAGACAAAACAGAAGCGACTCCGCCCATTAAACCACCTCTCATTTGCGAATCTAAATTAGCTAATGATGGAGATACAAAAGGAACATTAAAAGCAGAACCCTTCCTTTCTCCTGGTGCTCCGGTATACTTGCTCCATTTTTGTCCTACTTGATATCCACCCAAACCAGCCTTACCAACTGTCCAAGCTGCCATACTCCCTAATTGAGATTGGGCGGCTGAAACACCCTCTGTTTGAGAAACCATAATTTTTGTAAATGTTCCTGCACCAGTATTCATTGCAGAAAGAGCAGAAATCCAACCATCCCTAAGAGCCTTAACCATATTAGCTTGTTGTACTTGTTTACCTAAAATTTCACCTTCTATCTCTCTTTGTTTAGCACGAATATTAATAAGTTTTTCTCCTGTTCCTCTAAGTCTTTCTTGTAATTGCCATTCATCACGCAATATATTTATTTCTTTGCTTATAGCATTAACTGCTGCTCCACGAAGATTCGCAGAAGCTCCAACACCCATTGCATAACTATCGGCTAGTTGTACTAATTGATTAGCTATACCAACATTAGCTCTAGCTAAACGCAATTGTTGAGAATATGCTTGTGTTGTACCTTCTACAAGCTGACCAATATTCTTCTCTTTATCTAAAATTTCTTTTTTAAAATCATACGTTCTTTTCTGAAGTTCTTCTATAGATAAAGCTTTCTTATATTTATCACCAAGTGCATCTTTTTCTTCTTTACTTAATCCAGCCGTTACTGACTCAAAAGTTGCCTCTGGAGTCATCAAGGTTAAAAATTTCTTTCTTGCACTAATTTCTCTATTCCACAAATTTACTTGTTCTTTTACACCAGCAACAATTTTATCTTGATCAACTTCACCAAGATAACTCTGCTGTGTAATCATTGAATTTAAATAACCGAGTTGTGCTTGGCGATGTCGAGTTATAAATTCTACTTTTTTCTCTTCTTTATCAATAATTAGTAATTGTTTATCCAACCTATCTCCCATTTTCTGTAATTCTAAATTACCTTCTTTAAAAAGATTAACACCCTCTTTCTGTAAAACAACAACTGCCTTATGAGCCTCCATAAGCTTATCATATCCTGCACTTGTAGGATCTGACTGGTATTTACCTAATGATGCTTCTTTTTCTTTAGCTCTTTTTAAAGCAATTTCATGCATTTTAGCTGGATCAAATTTTCCCTCTGATTTAATATCTTTTATAACCCAAGCAGGAAGATTTCTTCTGGCATCTGCTAAACGAACATTTTCAGGTATAGCTGGACCAGTAGAAGGATGTTCACCTTCACCCTCACCTTTATCCTTACCACCTTCAACTAATGTTTGTATATCTCCAATAATATTTCTAAACTCCATAACTCCACCAGCCAAACCCCCAATAACTCCACCAACCGCTGTACCTATACCTGGAAATACCAGAGAACCAATCATAGCTCCAGTGCCAGCCAAAGCAGCAATCGATCCAGCAGAACCAACTAAGCCAGCACCAGCACCACTTCTATGATGCCCGCTTTGTACAAGTGCTTGTTTAGTCACTTTCCCACCAATAGCCAACAAAGTTCCGGCGCCAGCTAATGGACCTCCAAATCTCAACGCACCCAAACCTCCAACAGAAGCAGACCCACCAGCAACAACACTAGCCACAGCGGCTCGTTTAGCAGCAGCAACACCCAATAAAGCACCCGCGCCCTTCACAACACCAGGAATAGCCAAAAGCTTTGTACCCAACCACAAAGTACCAATAGTATATAATATCTTCTTTAAACTATCTAATTTACTCAACAACCCAGTTACTACTTCTCCAAAATGGGAAGCTCCAGTTTCTAACCAACTGAAAAATTTATTAACATCTTCTCTATGTTCTTCAAGCCATTTAGTAAAAGCTCTTATAACTGGCATCAAAGATTCAGCAAATTTGATTTTTAGATTTTCTACATGCCTGCCAAACTCTTGAAAAGTTTGCATATTTTGTCTTGTTCTGGCATCAAGATCTGAACCCAAAGTAAGATCCATTAATCTCTTATAATCTGCTGTACTGGTTATTAGTCCAGCCATCTTCATCTGTTGTATTTCTAAAGCCATCGTCCTACGATCTTCGACTGTTTTTAACCTCGTTATTCGTTCTTCTAAATCTGGCAACATTTGAGTATATTTTTGAATTAAACTCATCATATCGCCAATAGCTTGTTCATTAGGACCAACTAACTTCTCAATACCTGCTATAGTCCCAGCAAAATCTGGTAAGGAAAAACTTCTAAATCCTTTTTCATATTGTTGCATTAATTTATTAGTTGCTTGCAACGTAAGGCGGGTAGAACGACTAACACCTTCAAGGGTTCCCTTAAGACCCTTCATATTCATTCCATACTTCGTTACCATAGACGAAGTAACAGAAAGTGTTTTATTATAATCTTCTAAATATTTAAGAGATGATCGTATACCTGCCAAACCCAAAAAACCCAAACCAATTTTTGCTACTTTTACAGCAGCACCAGCTAAAAGATTATATCCTTTAATAACTTTTTGAATTGTTTCTTTCTGTTTATTTAATGATTTTTCAGCAGCTTGCCCTTGACCTTTAAATGCAGCTATAGACATATTAACTGTTTTAAACAGTTGTTTATTATTTTTTACTAATTTAGGGTATGCTTTAACTAGATCATCAAAATGTTTTCTAACAGCAGCTATTTCAGCAGCAGTTGCTTTAGCCCCTGTTGTTTTTAGAGCTATATCAATAGCTGTATGAGGATTAGTTGTTTTAGCCACTATTTAGGCCCTAAGTAAATGTAATATCTATAAATAATATTATTTTTATATACAGAAATACCTTCTATCAATTATATTCCACCAAGTGCCTCTTCTAATTGTAAACCAATAGCATTTCCTAAAATCGGATTTAATGCTTTAATATTTTCTTCTGTAATAGGTATTTCTTTATTTTCAGAATCTATAAAAGACCATCTTTTTGCTAGAATAATAAACCTAGCTAAACGAATTGCCCAAGGATTAAAATCGATACTAACACCATCTGTATTAAATGTATTTTCATTAATTTTAACATAATCTCCAAAAGTAGGTCTTTTAAATACAACTTCATGACTTTCTATAGTTTCTTTTAATAATTTTTCTCCAACATTTAAATCTAAATCTTTAACATTTTCACCGGCGACAATTGCACCATTAGTTGTTTTAGCAATTTCTACTTTAATTAGTATTTCATCTTCAACTGTAACAAATAAATCTTTCATTCACTTTTCTCCTAAATTATTTCAATTGATTAGCATTATTAATTTTAATAGCTACATTTAACATTTCTGTCATCATATCATGATCTGTATTACCCAAATCTCGAATATATTCTAAAGACCATCCAAATTCACGAGCCATAAGAAACTCTTCAACATAATGATTAATGGGCAGTTCCGCGTTTCTACCTTGTAATATATCAGAAACCGCCCTAATTATTTTTCCCTTTCTTCACTCCCAACCTGTGTTGCAGTTTCATATCTATCAGATAAACCTAACACTATTTCTGCTGGTAATGCGTCAATAGCTTCAGCCGAGACAGGTTCTTTCTGTCCTCCTCTAGTCAAATCCCAATCTGTCATAAGAGATTTTATTCTTAAATCCCTATATTTATTCCAATCTACTTCTGGCAAGCCACTCATAGTATTCTCTCTCATACACTGAGCTAAAATATTATTTTGTACTTTCCAACTTACTTGTTTCCATTTTGTATTTAAAACTTTTACTTTTTCTTTTGTTTCTTCATCTTCCATCTTTTCTTTTGCTTTTTCATCTTCAAGAATAATAATTCTTTTAATACCATATTTCTTATCTGGATTAATTTCAAAATATATTGGAATATTTATAACATCATCACTACTAGGTAACAAGATATCTCCCACATCAGCCATAACCAACTCCTAATTTAAAAAGGAATAACACTAGAATAGATATCGACAAAAACTACTAACCCACAAGACAGTTAATGCCAAAATTTTAATATTAATATAAAGATTTAAACAATATTAAGAAGCTGTAGTTAAGTATGCAGACCCCTCAAGATCGTTATCATCTGGCAATACATGCCAATTAACAGTTGTCTCAAAAATATCATTTGACAACTGCATTTCTTCAATCTCAAATATTGTATTTGGATAAGTAACTAAAAATGTACTATTACATTCTGTTCTTGATAATTGATATCCAAAATTGATTTGAGATACTTCATAACATCTATCTTGATTTGTATAAGCCTGCTCAGCCAATTGGGGGTGTCTTCCTAATAATACGATACTGCCATCAATATCTCTCTTACGAGCAGCAATATCTTGTGGAGCTAAAAGTCCATTAAAAGTATAAAAACGTTCAGCATCATTATTAACTGTTGCTTCAAAAGTTCTAACATACTCGCTTGAAACAGTTACAGCACCGGTAATCCCAACTGTAACATCATTCCATGTAACAATTCTTGCATTAATAGGGAAACCAGACGAAGAAGTTGTTAATGGAGTATTAGCAGCTTGTTCACGATCTCTACCTAATAAACCAACATTAATAGTAACTATACCGGATTGCTCAGCCTTAAAACTCCATGTATTTACTATACATTGATTATATTTAAAATTAGCAAATTGAGTTGTATACATTACTTCTGTATCAAATATATAAGTAGATTTTAATCTACCTGCTCTGGCTCCAATACCAACATCTCTACCTATTGCAGCCCGATAAAGCTGTGCAGTAGGATCGGTTCGACCTGATCTTTCCATGATCGCCGGATATTCAACTGACCCTTCTACAATTTGTGGTCCCAACTGATAAACTGTCTTATCAAACCTGCCATCAATTACATCAGGTTTGGTGATATCTTGAGAGAGCCTTAAATCAGCACTTGTGGCTCTAATGATTACATCATTAACTGATGGGAACTTAAAACGAACGTAGCCCATAAATCCCATATATGCGGGAGGTGTTCCAAATGCCATTTATTTTACTCCATGCCTATTCTATATTGCATTACTCTATATTACTTGCTGCTATAGAATATCCAGCATCATTAGACAAATCAGCCCAAGCTTGAGGAACCTGGATACCGTTGCCTGCCAAATATGCATCTATAGTCGTATAAGTAGTGTTTTTAAGTACGTGAGCATTTAATGCCCTAACTGCTGATAACTGTAAAACATCAGATATTAACACATCAGTATTTACCAAATATGAATCCCAAAACACATTTAAAAGATCCACTTCAGGAGTTATAGCATTCAACATAACTATTTCATAAACAGCATCAAATAAAAATTCTTTTGCTCCGACAACTTGATCACGTGCATTACCATAAAAGGTCGCAATGTCTAAATAATCAGCGGCTGAGATAACCGACATAATTTCATATCTCCTATACGCCCGAAAGCGGTTTATTTAATCTTTGTATTCTATAAAACAAATTTCTATCCTTCTTTTCCATTGACAATATCAACAAACAATGTTTTGTCTTTACTCTTCATAATACGTTTTACTACTTCTTCAATCCTCTTTGTAAAAACCAAAGAAGAAAAATTACTTATCACATTAATACATTTCTTGCTTATTTTGTTAAAATCCTCTTTATCTTCCTTCCAAATTCTATAAAAATATAATATCTTTTTTACCAAATCAAAAGGATCACATATTTTACTTCCATTTCCATCTTCATCTAACCATTCTACACAATTAATTATATGTTTTTTTGGATCATCCAATAACTTAACAATAGTTCCCATAGCACCAGATCCTGTTGTAATAGGCACACAACCGCATTTCATAGCTTCTAATAAAGAAATAGATGTTATTGACTTAGTAGATGTATCAACAAACACAGTAGATTCAAGATATTTCTTTTTTAACTGTGTATCTGTTATCCCTTCTTTTATTGATATAAAATTATCAGGTAATTTAACATTAAAAGCATTAAAATAATTTATAGAAGATTTTATATCATAAAAACCATCATCATATATATTTGTATGCAAATAAATATCTATATCCGGCAACAGAGATGCAGATTTAATAAAAGCATTAATATTAGATGATTTTTTATTACGCAAAAGAGCCATAACAGTAAATTTTTTCCTATTTTTAAAACTAGTTTTAAATACAGGATCAGGACCAAACGGGATATACGAACAATTAAAAGATGTTTTCAATAAATTATATCCATCTTCAGACGTAGTGATAACAGCATCAGCAGATTCAAAATAATCTAAAATATTTTTATTAATAGGGTTATATCCAGATAGAAGTATAGATAACCACCGAAAAGAATCAGGGTATCTCATTTTCAACATATGAATAAAATTTGTATTAACATAATCACCAATGGATATAATTAAATCAGGATTATCTTTCAAAATAATTTGTTTAGTTTTTTCGCACATTTTATCAGGAGAGACAGAATCTGATAAATGTAATTTACATAAAGTTCTCCCGTTCTCTTCATATAAATAATTATGAGTAAACTCATTAGTCATAAAATAATTTCTATCATGATTCCAAACCAAAGATGATACAACATGTCCTTGATTAACAAAATATTTAATAATAGAAGAATTAATTCTAGATTGACTTGTAAACAAATACGGGCTTTCACCAATAGTCAGTATTTTCAAAGTTTTACCTCAGATGTGTTTCTGTGTTCCTGAAATTTCGAGGCTCTTCTTCTTCAGCGAACCACCTTATAACAGCACTTTGTAAAAGCATTCCACTTTTAGATGATTTACCTAAATCAGTTGTATGTGGCCATGTATTAAAAATAAACCTATGAGGAGCAATAATAACCGCATTATCCGCAATATTAAAACTAGAACAAGCCATAGGGCTAATCGTAACGGTTGTTTCATCAATTATCTCTTGAACTCTTGTTTCCTCACTTTTCCATTTATCTTCTAAAATAGCCCTTGCATCACTTTCTCTTGGATAATCAGATGTAGTATCTGTAAGCGGAGTATTAAAAACACTAGAATCAGTTACCTTAATAAACTCATCACCACCTGCTACATTGGCTGTTAAAGAAGTTAAATCATAATCATTAACAAGAGGATAAAAATTACGTTTTAAACCTTCTCTGATTGTTTTTGCCATTCTAAGTATAAAACGATAACCATCTTCATATGTAGATTGTTCTACAAATATACCTAATTCTATTTCATATCTTTCTTTTGTACTATCTAAAGTCATCCATTCAGAATCTACAGTTGTACCATTAATAACAATAGCTGGATATCTTGGAATAACATCAGGATCACCAATGTATATTCCTTCTATAAACATACCATTAATTAATTTACGCAAAGTAGGGCTTTCACCAACACCCCAATTATTAGCAACAGGTGTTGCAAGAGAAATATGAGTATCATCAACAATTGTATCTACAACTAAATTAGGTTCTCCTTCTAGTGGTCCTTCAATCATAACTGAATCACCAGTAAGAAAACGAGATGTCGTATTAACTGTTAAAAGAGTATCTCCAGCACTAACAGATGCAGTTATAGGAGTAACGGTTTCTACCCATCTACCAACAATTCTCCTCAATGCATCTAAAATATCTTCCAATTTTTATCCTATTATATCTTTTAAAAATATATCTTGAATAATATGAGCACGTATCTTATTCATCATTTCATCATCTAAATCTGCTGGGTTTATATCTTTACCATCCATCATATCAGTATATATTTCATAAGACTCAGCTTCTTCACTTGTATCACTCAAATGTATTCCTGTTCTTTGATTTCTATGTAATCCTTTAGATGGACCTATCCTCTCACCATCCTTAATAATTATTTCATTATTTTCAGAATCAAGTCTTTGCAAATTTTTTATTATTTTATCAAAAATACTATCCATAATTAAGCTATCTTATCTATATCTTTTGAAGAACCAGAAGATGGTCCATTTGGCAAGCCATATTGATCGTTAATAGTAGGATCATAAAGTCTACGCCCGATACGATGGATACCATGCAAAATAGCTCTTCCATTTAATATATCGTTTAATTTTTGTCTTGCTTGTTCTCTTAAAAGATTACCATAATTAGTATTTTCTGGCGATACCTGTGCAGCAAGATATTTCTCATATATATTAGCAGCACTAAGTCTAGCACATATCCAAGGCAACGGATCAGGATATTTAACTCTTATTAACCTAGAACCATCTGGAAAAGCGAATTGTATTGGATCTACAGTACTAAAGATATTTTCAGCAACAACTGTATCAATAACATGTCTTTCTTCATAATTACCATAAAGCAGAATAATATTATCACCAGGAGTAAGAGGACATGCTTTCTCTATAACTATATAACTATTATACTCTGTAATATCAGCATAAGTAGTTGTTTCAAAATCAGCCAATTCACAAGCTGGCATTTTATATAATTCACTAAGAGTAGCATCAATTTCAGTGCCACCCCATAATATATATTGATTAACAACATCATCAGAAATAACATTCTTATCTCTAACAGAACCTATTTCTAATAGATTTCTCCTAGCTTGAGATTGAGCGTTAGTAGCACTAGTTAAAGATTGAGCCAAAACATTTTCAACTTCCGTTATTGAACAATAACCCATTTATTTACCCCAATGCTGACTCTATAGAGTCCGGATCTCCTTTTAACATCTTTCTTTGTGTTGCTATAGCTTGTGTTAAACAACCCCTTACAACAGATTCTCTAGGATTTTTTGCATGCCGAACACCTTTTATTTCAAACGGCAAATCGAGTCCTCTTATAACTTCACTTATTTTATTACAAAATCCTTGAGGGACAGAAGTTCCTCCTGCTACAACAATTTCTAATGGAGCTTCAAATTGACTTTTTACCTCATTAAATTTAATACTAAATTTAGAAAATACAAATTTTATCATTTCACTATAATATGCATCTAAAGCAAAAATAATATCATCATCATAATCTATATTATTAAAATCAAGTTCTAATTCTTTTTTTCTTGTTACCTGTCCTATAGGCTCACCAGTGGCATCAGATACCTTCTTATCAATATAATCACCACCCCTAGCCACACTCATCCCTACAATGGATAGTCCCTTATATGCTAACACACAGTTCGTTCGCCCAGCTCCACAACTTAATCCAAAACCGCTATATGGTGATTCAGAACCATCAGGTTCCTGCATTACAGGTCTCTCAGCTAAAATAACAGCAAGTCCCTCTTCAATAATCTTTACATTCCATTTAAGGTTTTTAAACATACCCATTAATCTGGCTTTATGAAAAGCATTATCAACTGAACCATCAACAGATTCTGAAGATACACAAGCACATACAACAGAATTTTTACTTGGAGATTCTCCAATAGATGTTTCTAATAACTTAGCAAGAACCAACATCTTCTTTGCTTCGTTTTTATTAAGAACACCATCTTGAAGTGGTCTTCTTAACTCAACCTTGCCTGGAAACATATTTGCAACTCTTAAGCTGTCTTCACCAATAATATAATATTTATTCCCATCTTGTATATATTGCCAGTCGTTCCTTTCCAATATTTCATCTACATCTTCTGAAGCATCTAACTCAACAAAAGCATTTCTTGTAGTTTTTACTTTAAAAGAATTTTCATCTTCATCTAGTTCGGCTACTTGAAAAAACATTGTACCCATATCTACGCCATAAATTTTATCTTCTTTATCCATACCATAACTCCCATAGCCCTATATTGAGCTATGTATATATTCGTTTTTTAACTAAAATAATCTTCAAAATTGAGTAAATAGATAAGATTCTCTATTTGTGATATTAGCTATAATATTATCTATATGCGTTGTAGATGCGTTTATAGACTTTAATTTCTTGCGTAACCTAAAAGCATCAGATAATAATGCCTCTAATCTATTACATTCGGAATAAACAAGAAATCTTTTGTCATTTATACCATTAGAATTGTTTACACTCGCTGTCCTGGATATATCACCTTCCTCAGCAGATTGTCCTCTTAATTTATCTAAGAAATCTACAGATAATTTCTTACCACCATTTAATTTATTTAAAACAGACTCACCCCAACCAGCCCCTTCTCTCAAATATTTATGTTTTGTAATTAAACTTAAAATAACTTCTGTAGGATCTATACCCATTTCTTGATATCTTTTGACAATACTTGGTTTATCTTCTGTCTCTTCTGTCATCAATTGGCGTATTTTAATTGCCGCTTGATGAGACAACTCTTGTTTAAGCTCACCAGGATATTGAGCCATTAACTCAAAATATTCTGGCAAATCAATATTCTTATAATATTTTCCACCAAATCTCTTTTTAGGATAAACACCAAAAGCATCAATTTGATCAAAAATCTGCTGTACTTTTACAGGATCTAGTCCTGTTCTTTGAGATATAACATCAGGTGATAACCCTTGGTTTTTGAGATCAGAAACCGCTCTTTTTTCTGAAGCCATCTCTTCTAAATAAGGTCTTAAAAAAGATGTTCCAACATCAACAACAAAATCACCTGGTTTGTCCTCCGTAGGCATAGCAAACCCAAGTTTAGACCCAGATGGTCCTTTCCATAAAAGACCTGAATTATTTATTTTATCTAATTTTTGTCGCAATCTTGAAGTTTTCTGATCAAATTCATTTTCATCAATAAGTCCACTATTGAACTTACTTTCAAGTCGATGCATAGATTTTAATATTTTTTGTGATTCTGACTCATTAGCCTGGTAATTCTCAGCAGTAACAATTGTTTGAGCTTGATCATTTAATGCCTTAAAATATGCATCTAACATGTCTGGAGTTTTTAAAGAAACCCTAATACGATCATTAATAGGATTCCCACCACGAATATAATCAGCAATTTCACTCCATTTTTCTCTACCAAGAGATACAACATCTCCCATAAAAGGATTAACCATATTTAATACATTACCAAATATTTCATTAAATTGAGTTCCATATTGCTCTCTTTCTACATCTGTTTCTGACTGCAAACCCTGTACATCTGTCTTGCCAGAATCTGGTAATGTATCACCAAATTCTCCTGGATTATCTCCCCTACCAGGACTACTAAGTATTGGAGCTTCATGTTGTCTTTGTTTCTGCTCTTGTGTTCTTTGTGTTTTTACAAAACTCCATATTTGATATGACAAATAAGCTTGCAAATCTTCATTTCCACTTGCAGCCAAAATCATTAATTTAGTTAATAGACCATCTTCAGCCCCTGGTTGACTATCATTTAATATACTAGATAAAGAATCCATTATCCCGGATTTTTCTTGTGTTCTACCTTTAATAGCAGATAAAGATGAAAAATCGCCTTGTAAACCACCCAAAACCCCATTAACCCTATTCTTTAATGCACCATCGTTTAGATATTGAGGATATTTCATAAAGAAATTAATTCTTGAGTCTTGACTACCAGCTTCTGGCTCACCAAAAACTCTCATAATAGAATCATTAAATGCTGTATAAACAAAATCTTCTTGATTTCTATATTGATTGAGTAAACTATTGATTGTTCTTTGTTGCCATTCCTGATTTTTTTCATTAGATAGAAAAGCACTGGCTATATCCATACCAGAAACGTTCTGTGTTGGAGCTATAACGGTCTGTGTGCCTTCCTCTCCAGTTAACCCCTCTGTAGTATCATCCATTTCTGTAAAGCCATAGGGGACATCCTCTTCTGGTGTATCAGTCTCATAAAAAGAATTTTCTTCATCTTCATTATCAGATTTAATAGTTTTAAAAATGCCAGCTTTTTTAATAATTCTTTTAAGTATATTCATAAATATTTTTCCCAATTTATAATAAAGAAATACTGCTTATATTGTTTTTATCCTCTTATTATATTAAACCTTCTAATTCATCGGCTCGTTGACCGATAGAATCTGTCATATTCTTTTCACTATAATTTATTTTACTACTAACATCCTTAATTGCTTTTTTAACATGTTTAGCATGAATATCTGCTAATGTTGATTCATCTATATCATCTTCCTCAGAAATGTTTTTTATTGTTTCAGAAGTAATATTTTTTGAAACCACACCTTTTTCTAATAAAGAAGTTAATTGTTGAAGAACTGAAATTAACTCTTTATCTTGTTTGGGTGCTTCATTTTTGTTTGACATTTCATTTTTTATTTCTTCTCTTATAGTCTTTTTAATATCATCTATATGATCAGTTTTATTAGTAATATTAGTAATATTTTGAACATTTTTATTTTGTTTTGCAGAATCTCTTCTAACCTGTATAATACCAGATTTAATAGCTTGTTTAAGATTAATAGAAGAATCAATATCTGATCTTTTTTTAATCTTTTCTAGATCTATGGCTTTTTTAGGTCCAAGAGCAAAGTTTAAATCAGATATAATAACTTCATGTTTTTTCGTATTTACTATAAAATACATAGTTATAACCTACCCGCTTTAATACGAGGTAAAGGCTTAGCTTCTTGTTTAAGTGTTATTTTGCTATCTTGCCCACATTTAGGACAAACAAAAACAACTTCAGATGTATAAAAATTAAACTCTAAGACAGGATCATCTGTGGAATGACGACATTTGGCATTACCACAAACCACGCGTATAGATGGTATATTAATATTCACAATAGGCCCTTCTTACTTAATATTCGACCTATTGTCTATTTCAACCTTTATGTCTTTTCCGTCTAGTGTTTATTCTCCACTCAACCCATTCTGAAACATGTGCAGGCATATCTACTTCAACTATATTATAAATTGCACGAACATTTTCAGGTTTAGTTTTATTCCTAACATTATATTTGTTTTTCCCATTATTTGTAGGGTCTTTGATACCTCCATGAATACCAAATAAACTAAAAAAGTCCCTACGAGTACTAACAGGATACCGAGACATTATATCAGAAAGTCCAGCATCCAATAATTTAGACCACTGCCAACCAATAAAACTTTTTATTTTACCAACATCACATCCATCTATTTGTTTATAAAAAGATGCTAATTTTTTATCAGCTAAAGTAACATTAACAAATTCTATAGTTACATCTAACTCTTGAGCAATTTGATTAACAGTAAAACCATCTCTATCATATTTACATATATTAGATTTAAGTTTACCAATATATCTTAATTCCTCAGCTAATATCTCATTATTAATCAATCTTCTAAAATCTCGCTCTCCATACAAATTCCCAGGCTTTAAATCACAATCTAATGGTCGAATAACAATTTTAGACCGTTCTTTAATTAAAGACAATCTTCTTTCATCAGTAAGTTTTCTCAAAGCATTTAATTTTTTCGTAGAAATCAAGAAATCAAGTTCATCAAAAAGTTTTTCAACCTGAACAGTCGAAAGTGATAAAATTGATTCCATTAAATCAGCTAACGATATCCGCATACTCTTAAAACCAACATTGATAAAAGGATTACCAACTTGATTACGAATAAGAGATATAACTTCAATACCAAGTTCCTGTAAAGATGAAACCTGATCTCTAGTATAGCCCTTTAAACATTCCGCTTGCTGACGACGACGTTCATAAGTTTCGTCTTGTTGAGCTATACGTAAAAACCGGACATTACCAGGAATAATATCAGCCAAAACCATATCTTTATCTATTTTAGCAAAAATATCTACCGTACCTGGAATTTTACCAGCAGCAACTGCTTTATCCCTCATACATTTTGTTTGTGTTAAACCTTTAACTCGTTGATCCATATGGTAAGCAATATGATTAAAAATATGAGAACAATTATTATTAATTAATTCTCTAAATTTCGCAATCAAACCGTCTTCGTCTTGAGATAATAACGAGAGAAGTATAGGTTTGCTTTTTTTAGAAGAAATTGCTGTATCAAAATCAATCTTTCCTTCTAATCCACCAGAATCCACCCATAATTCACACTCTATATCATCTACAACATTATCCATATCTACAAAGTTTTCATTAAGTATAGAAATAGCTTCATCAGTTAAATATTCAGGATATCTAGTAAAGAAATTAAATCTTTCATCCTGCAAACTAACTTTTTCTGGTTTAGTTAAAGACCTAAGTAAGCCATCCATAACAGCATTATGAACAAGCTGAGGATCAAGTGGTCCATATCTTCTTTGCAAAAGACCATTCATACCAGGAATTAACTTAGGCTGTTTTTCTATAGCTACCTTAACAAATTCAAAATCAACAGGATCTTTTTCACTAATATCCTCTTGACCTTGTTCATCCCATGGTTTGTCTAAATCATAAACAAATTCACCAAAATGAGCAAAAACATTATTTTTCATCCAACGATCAGCTTCATACTCGCCCAAAATGGCTGTAGATAATTCACCAAAATATCCCCTTAATAGAATGTCATTCCATTCACTGGGAAATGGTTGTTGTTCATCCTGATCAAAATTTTCTTCAATATACCGTACCATCTGCCAAGCTTGATCTTCCGATATGCCTTCTAAGGGTTGAAGAGGTAAGGATTCAGAAATGTGATTAGATGTGTTTTGCTTCGTCATGGTCCATCCTTGTTCTAGAAGCTGTCATCACAAATATTCAGTTTTTTCTATCTCCGGAAAGAAAAATTACTCATCAGCCAAATACCTAGCATCTATGTCTCTCACTATATCACTTCTGACAATATCGATACTTTCCATCTCTGTAAACCCAATATTACCAACACCTTGCAGTCTTTCTACCGCATCAGATAATCCGTTTTGTCCCCTGATGTCGCTTTGCCCCAGGTCACCCGCCAAAACCATTTTACAGTTTTTTCCAATCCTTGTCAACACAAGCCTAACTTGTTGCGGGGAAGCGTTTTGCATTTCGTCAGCTACAACAAAAGCATCGTTAAATGTGACTCCTCGTTGAAACGCTAATGGCAAAGTATCGATAGTCCCTTCATCCATCATGCGATTCATATAGGTTTTATCTAGGTATTGACTTAAAATACCAAAAACAGGAATCATATATGGAGATATTTTGTGATAAAAATCGCCAGGAAGAAACCCAAGATTTTCACCATATGCTTCTACACATGGACGAGTAAACACTAACTTAGAACATTCCCCTTTAATTAAAGATTCCAAACCCAAACAAACAGATATATGTGTTTTACCTGTACCTGGAGGACCAGATACAAAAGTAATTACATTGTCTTTAATTGTTTTTATTAATAATTTTTGATTTTTACTCTTACCTGTTAAAATAAGTGTTTTTGATAAAATATTATTTAAACCTATCGAGGTACATTTTTTTTTATTCATATGAACAAATTACTCCTCATCATCACAACGGAGCAAAACAACAACATTTTTATTGCCTTTAGCTTCTACTCCTTTAACCCCATATAACATATAATTTGTATGCTTTATATCAAAACTTTCTGTTTTTTCTACAATATAATCCCACATTTGTTTAGGAATATAAACACTTTTACCTGATAGAACTTTACATCTAAGTTCTACAATATTATATCCAAAACGTTTTTTAATATTATCAATAATAGAATCTATTGTATCTCGCATAAATAAATCTTCCCAACCACCAAAGCGATATGATTTTTCTATTCTATTTTTTTCTTCAACAGGTAAACTTTTAACTAATATATCTCTCTGAGATGTATTTAAATATTTAACGAAATGCCAATACTCAAGAAAATCTTCAAATATATTTTTTGTTTCTTCACTTACACTTGACATGATAACCTACACTCCAAGGTACTAAACAAACTTTCAATAAAAGATATTATCTTCCTCTAATCATTTGGATTAAGAATAGTTATATCAACAAAGCAATGCGTTACCATAACAAGACATTTAATATCATTACGTTCAAGAAGTCCTGCTATATTGTCTTCAACTCTTTTTACTTCTCTGTTTAATGAATCAACATCCCAAGATGGATTACCTACTCTAACATGTAAAAATTTTCCATCTAAAGATTTAAACAAATCTTTATCAATAATATCTTTAATATCTTTATCAATAATATCTTCTTTTTGTATAGATATTTTCTTTTTTGTTGATTTTACAGTTTTTTTATTTTCATTTTTTATCATCATCATCTCCAGAAACCTTAAAATTACCTGTGCCCAATATACGTATCTCAGAATTGTTTAACATAAACGCATTCTTAAGATCTAATTTACCTTCTATCCAGTCCACAATCATTTTGTTAGATATAATAACTCCTCTACCTTCTAGTATAGGCAAACGAATGTTACTAGCTAAATCTTTTAATAATGGAGATTCACCTTTAACTATCATTTCTTTTAATTGTTGTGATGGAACAATAAAAAATATAATATCATCATATTTTAATTTTTCTCTTAACTCTTTAATTTGATTTTGTGATAATGCAGGTCGCCCTGACGGACCAGGTTTAGCAACAAAAACTTCCTTTTTTTTATTTGATTTATCAGGTATAAGCATAGTGTTTCTCCAAGATTATAATCGACACGAAAAGGATTACTACTAAAAACAATAGAAATCTTTTTTATGAACTGGTATAAAACCAACCAGACACAGCAAATAGAACATGTAGAGCCTTTCTTAAAAAGCTTAAGAGATAACATCCATTTATGGATGAAATATAAACACAGAATAAAAAAAGTACCAGTTAATCTAGAATTAGCTAGAACAAAAACAAAACAATGGATAATTTTTGTAACAGATGGAGATGAAAAAACTATTTTTGTTGCTAATGAACCAAACGAAGAAATGGCTATCGAACGAGCACTTCAAAATCTAACAGTCTTAGCTAACAAACACCGTTAATTTATACCTTATTTATTTTTTTAGTTAATGCAATTTTAGGATTTTGCATTCTAGAAATAAGATCTATTGACTCTCTTACACCATGCCTGACAGAAGAATCAATAGTTTTATTCTTTAAAGAATTTAGTTTTTTTAAAATCCTTTTACGCTCATGATCCCTAATCTCCATTTCAGAACTAGGGATTCTTCCAAAAACCCAATTAATTAACATAATATTCCTATCCCATCTAAATAACTTTGTAAGATACAAACCCTACCTCTCGCAATTAATCGAGACAACTTAACTGAAATATCTATATAATGTTTACAAGACGTACTTAAACAAGCAAAACAACAAGCCCTAGCATCAAAACATAAAGTAAATTTTTTGCAAACAGGACATTTCTTCATCAAAGTTTATCTTCACCTTTTTTAAGTAATTTCGAAATCAACGGATTCCCAACATAACCTAATGCAATTCCAACAATAACACATAAAATGTAACCCATATCTAATGCTCCTTTAACCCAAATACTAGGCTAATTATACTGTTTTAATTATAGCTTTCCTTCATTTCTAATATTTTAGTTAAAATCATCGGTCCTGCAATTGACCAATCAACCACAGGTCTACCACTAGCTTTTTTAGAAGGTTTTAATGGACATCCTACACCAGCATCATCTAAATATATATGACAAAATATCTTTGGAGAAGTTGTCCATTTGTGCTGCGTAGGGTTTTCATTAACCCCATATAAATCGATACCGTTTTTTTTTAAATATTTAACAGCATCATCTAGTGTATTACCACTTTTTTTTGTATCTGATCTCATGGTAATTAATATAATTTTAGCACCTTCTTTTATAAAACGCTTCATCCAAGGAATAGCACCATCTGCTGGATCACCAATATCTGGATATTCATGTTCAACAATAGTCCCATCAAAATCAATTCCAATCAAAGGTTCAAAAGCCATCTTATCTCCTAGAAAAATCACTTTCTTTAATTCTATACCATCTAATATATGGTTTCGGTGCATCATCAGTAATATAATTAACTATATATATGTCTCCATTAGATAATTGTATCCATCCAGTATAACCAGAATCAGGTTTATCACTAGAATCATGATCTATTGGCAATAAAATAGCATCATCAAATTGCTTAAATTCTTGACCAGGCTCTATAAGAACAGCAACAGTATTTCTTGCCCAGCATCTCTTGTTACTTAAAAATATTTGATGTCTATATGTGACTAAAAATTTACCAGACTTTAATCTACCGAGTGTTGGTCTGTGACAACCAAAAAATCTTGTGGGTCTAGGTATAGTCCAAACATCACCATTATAAGAAGAAGATATATAAGCAGGAAATCCTAAAGAAGAATTTTCCCTCATTAAACAAAAAAGTTTGTTATTTATCTTATCTTCACAAATAGAACCCTCACAAAGATTATATGGAGACCCGTATAATGCTACTTCTTTCTTCGCCCATAAATTTTCTTTTATATCATTACTAATCCAAACAGATTGAGTTAATTTTCCGTTCTGTATACAATGAGTTGCTGTAATATATCTACCATCAATAAAATTTAATCTGTCTGGAACAATACCACAAATATTTACCCTATAATTAAACCAAGCATCACCATTACTTGTTTCCCAAATATATGTTATCATATTAGATAAATCAAGTTCTTGAGAAGAAAAATCTTGATCTGGTTTATTTAATAAAAAATCACAAATCAAAAATAAACTATTATTAATAACACTTAATCTAGGACAATTGTATCTCCCATCTTCCTGGCTTATCGCAACAGTATTGGGTTTAGAAAAAATTATGCCATCATCAGAAGAAACTATTTTAATAGAAGTATGACTTACACTTTGTGCTTTTCGGATTCCCTATATACAACATATATTTTATCATTAAAAAAAGCGACATCAGGATGTCCTTGCCAAACATGATCATTGCGAACAACTGTACCGATAGACAACATTATTTATTCCTTAGTTATTTTTAATCATATCAAAAAAACAAACACAAATTAAAGGAAACAAGTATTATTAATTTAATTATATATTTATGAAGCCAAAAATATATAAAATTACAAATGATATTAATAAAAAAATCTATGTTGGTCAAACATGGAAATCAGTTAAGGAAAGATTTCAAAGGCATTGCCAAGAAGCTAGGTGGAAAAACACAAAAAAAATGCCTATCATAATGGCTATTAAAAAATATGGTGAAAAACATTTTAAAATTACAATATTAGAAGAATTGCCCTGCAATTGTCATCAACATCAAGTAGATAAAAAAGAAGTTTTCTGGTCCAAAAAGCTTAACTCTCTATGCCCTACCGGCTACAACTTAAAAGTGGGAGGAGCTTATGGGCTAATGGCTGAGTCAGTAAAAAAGAAAATCTCTATAGCTAATACAGGTAAAAAAGCTACAAAAGAAACTCGTGAAAAATTAAGAATTAGCCATTTGGGACACACACTTTCAGAATCAACTAAAAAAAAGCTATCTAAAATAAACAAAGGTAAAAAGTTATCAGAAGAACATAAACAAAAAATATCTAAATCTAATTCTGGTAAAAAAATTAGTTACGTTTCTAAAGAAAAAATGAGAAAAAAGAAATTAAAATTTCAATATACCATACTATCTCCAAATAAAGAGTTGTTTACAACGAACAACTTAGAATCTTTTTCTATAGAAAATAAACTAAACAGGGGACATATGTGGAGTGTTGCAAATGGTAAGTATAAACACTATAAACAATGGAGGGTATTAGAAAAAAACCCATTTTATTAATCCTTAATAGCAGCTTCCGCTTCTTCTAAAACAGATACAGCCCTGAATATCCCTTCATCAATAGTACCTGATGGATCAACCACACCATTAGAAGCACATTCAGGAAGATCTGTTTCGTGCTTAATAAGATTAAGAAGATTATTAATAATTCTCTTCAATTCTTCATTTTGTTCTTTAAGACACTATAATTTAATTTCTTCTACATTAATTGCATGATGCGTAACTATCGTTAAACTAGGATCATTAATAACAGCAACCAACTGTTTCATAACATCTTGAATATCTTCATCTATAGATGGTCTGTCATCAGTTCCAACTTTAATAAAAACTATTCTATCATTACCAGAAAAAGGTATTTCTATAGCCCTACTTTCATCACCATTTTCTGGTAAAATCTTAATACTTTTTATCTCATCTGCTTTTTCATGTGTCTGTTCAAAAATATCTGGTTTACAAGGATATCTTTCTCCCTGTACACCTGTAATAATAAAATCACCAGGACAAACAATATGACCACCTTCAAGTGTGTCAATCCAACCATGCTCATGCATAGTTTTACCGCATTTCTCACATTCGCGATTACCAGAATCGTCAGGACGACGATAATATCGAACTACTTTTCCCTCACTTATAACTTTACAACCATCAGCAGTTGATTCATAATTACATTTATCTTCAGAATAATCTCCGTTTTTAAACCACTGTTCAGCATCTTGTACCACTGGCTTCTTCCTATATCTAGCCATATTGAATCTCCTTTTTTCTCATTTTATTGCAAAACCATACACATCGTGTAAAAACTCTCTATATCATACAAGTATGAAAGAAACACTAAAAATAGCATTACCGACACACATCCTTGTAGTATTCAGTCCAGAGATAGCTAGTCTTATGTTAGAATATACTACAAAAAACAAAATAACCTATAATGAGCTTATCCAAAAATCTATAGAAGAATTCTTAGTCAACTAAAGATTGCCAATCTAGATATGCCTCACGTTGTTCTTCTGTAATATCTGGATCACAAGGAGATAATTCTATAAATTTTTCTGCTGCAACCATACGAGCATGTGTTCGTTTGCATTTAATAGAAAGTTTATCAATCAACTCCCCAAAACATAAATCACATTTATTCTTTTGTCCTGAAGATACAGGTTTGTTCTCAGTACACATTATTACTTCCCTTCATCAAAATCTAATTCTAAATTTTCTTCTAAATCTAAACTGGAGTAAACTATTACTTTTGTTCCGAAAATAAAAGCTGGAACGTGAGTAGTTGTATGATCAAGGTCATCGTCACCAAAATAATCTATTTGAATACCGCTTCGTGAAAAAACTTTTAAAGTTAAATTACTCATTTCAATTCTATTAACCAACACATCATCTTTTTCTTCATTATACCTATGAATCAAAAGAACCTTATTATCTTTCTTTATAATACAAGCTGTACCTGTCCTAACAATATCATTTTTCATGTTCGTTGCTCGTTTTTGATATTTGCTCTTAATATTTTAGATATATAATTCCCTGACTCGTAATCCATGCATTTTAATACAATATCAACAAATTTTTTAAAGTAATCAGGATGAACATCATAAACATCATAGTCTACTTCGTGTTCTATTCCATTAGAAGACATCCCTGTTGGAATACGAACACGAATACTAGTCGGTTTCCCGGTGAAATCGCAAATATACTTTTCTGGATTATCCATCTTTTTTCCCTTTAAAATGAACAGTTATAGGAGCACCTTTTAATAAATTATTAGATTCATATCCCATAGATCCATCCCAAGCTCTTGCAATAGCTTCTCCTATCAAATTCAAACCGTCGATTGCCACGGATTCACCTATACAAGAACTAACCAACTCTCCGTCACGAGGAATATAAATCTCACAAATACAGATACCATGACAAAGTTTTATATGAACAACCAAACCCTTTATATATAATTCATTCAACAGTTTTGTTGCCCAACACAAATCAGTACAATAATGTGGAGGTTCTGGAAGAGAACCCTCACCTATACTCTGGTTAGACCAATATTCGCTTCCATGACAATGACTGCATCTCCAACCTTTTTTTTTAGCAATACTCTCATTCACTTCACGAACTGTCTTTTGGTTTTTTTTCATTTTTTATCTTTTCCCAATGCCCACGAAAACGTTGTGCAGAAAAACAATAGTCCTGTTCTAGATGAACAGCTAAAGCCTCTACTACTTCTTGGACAACAATATCTTCACTAAACCAATATGCAGTATTACCTATTTCTGATGCAATTTCTCTCCTAGTTAAATCTCTAATTCGACCAGCATAAACTTCTCTACTCTTAACAATATAATGTCCTACCATATAAACACATGAAATAAATAGTACCACCA